ATAGAACAGCGGTAGAAGCTGCAAAGAAAACAGTGGAAGAAATGCAGTCAGATGTAACACAAAAACAGGAGACTGCGGCTTCCAATATGAAAACAGCTGTCGAAGCCGCTGAAAAAGCAAAACAGTCTGCAAGTAACGCAGAAGCATCAAAACAGGCCGCTGCTAAGTCTGAACAGAACATCAACAATACCGTGACAGCTTTTGATAGTCATGTCGAAGAAAAGAAAAGCGAAGCAGACACAGCAATAAATAAAACGAAAGATGCCGCAGTCAAAGCTGTGACAGATCAGCAGACTGCATCTATTCAGGAAGCAAAAAGTCAGATTGCGTCCTACATTACAGAAAAAGAAAGCACAGCAGAAGACCAGATTAATAAACATACATCGGATAAGATTACAGAACTGAATAAAGCAGCAAGTACAGCAAAGACTGCATTAGAACAGTCCATATCAAATTCAGAAAAAACAAAAACAGCTCTGGACGGTAGTATTACCAATTCTGTCACATCCAAAAATAATCTGGATAAGAGTATTGAAACAAGTGCCGGCAAAAAATCAGATCTTGATACCAGTATCAAAAATGCTGATACAGCAAAGACTGCATTAGATACTGCCACGACTACTGGAAACAATGCATTGCAGGCATTACAGAGTGAAAATAGTTCAGCCGCATCAAACCTTGAAGAGTTGAGAGGTGAAAACTTTAATTCACAGGAAATTCTGGCAGGGGTTGCTGACCTGAGGGCATATCTTGGACTGTCAGATGATGATATTCTTGGTTTACAGGTAGATTACAGGAATAAAACTTTTAAGAGACTGGCAGGTGCCACTAACCTGACACCCGGCACTGACTTTGACAGATTTTCCATGTATGGTGGCAGACGTAAATGTAATGTTGCTGATGATGGAACTATCAGTGCTTGGTTTGGTGATGAAAGTTATGCGGAAGATGGTTCAAATGGACAGGTTATGGTATATCAGCCTAAGTTCTATTATCTGGTATGCCCGGTCGTATATGATCCAATTGATACTACAGGAATTGGTTATCATCTGAGAAAAGCAAATTACTATGTATCAGAAAAACCAAGACCAGGTTTCAGATTACATCCGGCATTTTATGATGCGTCAGGAAAAGAGATTGATTATTATCTGACATCTGCATATGAAGGAAGCATCTATGACACAAGTGCAGCGGCTTATCTTTTACAGGATGAACAGGTTATGTCTTCCGCTGAGGATAAATTTTCATCTATTGCCGGTGCAAGACCTGCATCGGGTTCTTCACAGAATCTTACAAGAACTGAAATTGAAAAAATGGCACAGAACAGAGGAACAAACTGGCATGGTGATCTGATTAAACAGATATCTGCCGAACAGCTACTGATGATCATTGAAATGGGTGTTATGGAATTACAGACACCAATTGGTCAGGGTGTCATAGCATTACCATATACTACAGGAGATGATACTACAAGTTCATACGCAGCCGTTACAGGTTCAACTGCTTCACTTGGTAATGGAACTGGTAAAGCAGAAAAAACAACCACATACGAAGGTGGTAAGGCAACAGAATATACTGTGAATGGTAAAACATCAATTTGTTGGCGAGGCAAAGAAAACTTCTGGGGAAATATCTGGAAATTTGCATATGGTATCAGTATTTGGGGTAACGGAAAAATGGATGGTGGACAGCCTTACATTTGTTCTGACTTTGAGTTTGCTGAAAATAAAAACAGCGGAAATTATGAACCGGCCGGATTCACTGTAGCACCTAAAGAGGGGTATATCTCAGCAATGGGGTACTCTACTAAATTCGATTGGCTTTTTATTGCATCGGAAACGCTGGGTAATAGTTCATTACCTGTTGGGGATTATACATATCTCACACAGAATCTGAATGGTTACCGTATCGCTCTACTGGGCGGTAGTTGGTATAGTTGGTCTGATGCGGGTGCTTTCTGTTGGTATCTGGATAACGGTGTTGGTCATCGTAATCGGTATATCGGGGGTCGCTTGGTATATATCCCAGATCGTGATTCAGATGCTTATACTGCGGCTGTTGAAGTATGGAAGCAGAAAATGGCAGCTTAATTCGTAACTTATAAACTTGATTCAGTAGGTTGAAAGAACTTCTGATATTTTCGTTATTTACCTGTAATGAAAACTATAAAAAACAATCACTCAACTAGGCAGTAATTGGAATAATTGGTCTAATGCAGGTACTTTCTATTGGAATCTGAATAACAGTGTTGGTAATCGTAATCGGAATATCAGGGGTCACTTAATAATTGCAAAATATAGCCGGGTGGAAACATCCGGCTATTTCTATAATACTGTGTGGTTCTTTCAACCTTGCCACTCGGCAAAACAGAAAAATAGGCGGTGCAGACAAGTCAGAAATGATAATACCGCCTTACTTAATTACAAAAGAGGAAATGTCAACCGTATTTACCGGGCATACATCTGATATATGCTGACTGAAATTCGGAACTGCAATATACCAAAAATGAAACGTTATGACCATCTATTTGAGAAAATTTGTGATATTGAAAATCTGAGAAAAGCACATAAGAACGCAAAGAAAGGAAAAGGGTGGTATAAAGAAGTTCAGGAAATAGATAAAGATCCAGATAAGTATCTGAAGCAGATCCGGGAAATGCTCATCAATCATACTTATAGAACATCTGAGTATGAAGTGTTTTATAAGGATGATGGTAGAAAGAAGAGAAAGATTTATAAGTTGCCTTACTTTCCTGACAGAATTTGTCAGTGGGCTATCTTGCAGGTGATTGAACCTTGCATCGTCAGTAACTTGACCACTGATACTTATTCAGCAATACCTGAAAGAGGTATACATAAAGGTCTGACTAAATTACAGGCTGCAATGTGGAATGATCCAGAAGAATGTAAGTACTGTCTGAAGCTGGACGCAAGACATTATTATCAGTCAATCAACCACAATATTTTGAAAGAAAAGTATTCCAGAATGTTCAATGACAATGAACTTTTGTGGTTATTGAATGAAATCATTGACAGTATACAGACCGCAGATATTGAGGACTTAACGGCGATTTATTTACTTGAGGAAGATATTGATCCTGA